CGAGAATATCGAAAAAACACTCGAGATTTCCCACATAAACTATAAGGTTAATATAATGATTGATACAATTTTAGTTGCTCTAATACTTTCAGGGTTGTTCATTTTCATCGTTCAAATGTTATATGTTGTATATGCCCCAACGATGTATAACGCGAAACCCAAGAAACGATATATAAAGGATCCGAATTTAGGGGGGTATCAGCCAGTTAAACAAATTCCGCATATGCCGAAGGTTAAACGACCGGCGCCCCCGGCGTTTGCGTAATGTACATACCGAAATATTTTAAGATTCAAGAACTGGTACCGCCGAAAGTCTATGAAGCGCTTGGGGTTTATGCTTGGGGTTTAATAGACAACCGAGTTTTATTCACTATCGACCAATTGCGAAGGCGTTACGGTCCGGTTATAATAAATACTTGGCACCAAGGCGGCGACCGTAAGTGTAGCGGGTTAAGGACACTTGAATGTAATATTGGGGCGGAGTTCTCACAACATAAATTCGGTCGAGCCGTCGATTGTCTATTTAGGGACGTTGACGCCGAAAGAGTACGCCAAGATATTTTAAAAAATCCTAACGATTTCAAAGAAATAACATCGATTGAGTTGGGTACCTCTTGGTTACATTTTGACGTTAGAAATTGTAAACGGATAAAAACCTTTAAACCTTAATTCGGAGTTTTACCCATGAGAAAATTTGTATTATTTTTTGCTTTAATCATAGCCTTTTTTGCTACACCTGTTTTCGCCGGTGTCGCCATTATCGATTCCAGTTGTTCGAATCCAATCATTGCTATAAATTACACTGAGCCTTCACCGGTAGATGTCGATTTAGCATCTTGTACGGCGCACATTGATGTTAATGGGGGTATAGTGTTTAACAAGACAATTACCGCGAGTTCTCCTAATGGCGGTGGGGTCCGTAGTGAAAATCATACGGTTGGGGGTTTGTCGGATGCAAGCAATAACATAAACGTTAATATGTCTTGCGCGGATTTATCGGGAAATGTAGATGGGCCAACGCCCACGCAAACCGTTAATATATCTTGTGACGTTACCGGGCCGGGGCTACCTATTTTTTAAAACGTTAAATTTAATGCGGCCTTCGGGCCGCTAACATATCAGGGGAAATTCGATGGAAATCAAACAAATGGGCGGGAAAATCGTCGAAGTTAAGGAATCGGAACGAAACGGGGTGCCCGTTGGGATCCTTGCGGGTTTTATCGCCACATGGGATATCGATCGGGGGGCGTGGGGCGTAAAGGATCAATTTGTTAAAGGTGCCTTCAATGAATCTATAGAACAACATAAAGCATCGGGCCGCCCCATTCGTATGAAATTTCAACACAATGACCTTATCGGGGGTTTTCCTATTGATTCGGTCAAACAAGATGAATTCGGGTTGTATGGCATAGGTGAAGTGAACCTGGAATTAGAGCTTGGAAGAAACACCATGAGTCTAGCGAAACAAATGGTATTATCTGAATTTTCGATAGGTTTTAGCGTCGACGAATCAACGGAGGATAACGGGTTACGAAAGATAACGAAGGCCACTATTTGGGAAGGGTCGGTGGTTGATGAACCTATGAACCCTAAAGCTAAGATTACGCAAATTAAAAATCACACTGTTGATCAAGTCAAAGAATGGGACGTAAGGACAATTGAAAAAGCGTTACGGGAAAGCGGCTTTTCTAAAGAAGCGGCTAAATATTTGGCTGGACGCTTAAAAGTTGACATTGAGCCCCAACATGACGATAATGTGGATTATAGCGAACTTTTACGATCAATAAGATCCGTTAAAGTAAAATAAGCGGCGTGAGGCTGTTTATTCCGGTTGGCGAGACGCCAAGAGGGTTAATGCTTTAAATTTTTTAATTAACCGAGGATATAAACATGTCTGAAAAAACACCGACTTTAGTCGAGGTGATGGAAGCCGTTAACGAACTACGTAGCGACGTAGATAAAAAAGGCACCGTTGACCCTGAAAAACTAGAGAAGATTAACGTAACCCTTGACACTCAAGAAAAGGATAATCAAAAACTCCTTACTGAAATCAAGGCCGCCGAAGCCCGCGAAAAGGAATTAAAAGAACGATTGGACGTTCTTGAATCCGAAGTTGCCCGGGAATCTAAAGAACACCCCAACGATTATAAGGACCGTAATTCATACAAAGCATTACGGGCATTTGTAACTAAAGGCCGTGATGATTCCGAGTATATCGAACATAAGGCCACACTTCGAACCGATATCGATACTCAAGGCGGGTATTTAGTCGAACCTGAAATTGATACGATGATTCTTAAAAAAGTCACTGAGATTAGTGCTTTGCGTCAAATTTCCAGGGTTCGAACGATCGGCAAGAAATCTTTGGTTTTGCCGAAACGTAACGGTCTTTTAGTCGCTACCTTTGAGGGTGAAACTAAACCGGCTTCGGAAAGTACAAGCACGTATGCGAATGAAACCATTACCGCCCACCGTCAAACGGTCGTTGTTCCAATTACCCATGATCAATTGATGGATTCTAGTTTTAACATGGAAGTGGAAATTTTCGGCGATGCGTCCGAATCTTTCGCACAAAACGAAGGTAATCTATTTATTCTCGGCAATGGCGTAAAACAACCCGAAGGTATTTTAGTTAATGCTGATTTGCTCGCGAATGCATACACGTCAACAACTACTTCGGGCGTAATTACCGCCGATGATATGATTTTGTTGACCGGTCAATTGAAAGCGGGTTACAACCCGGTTTATACGTTTAATCGTCTATTACTCGCTAGTTTGAGAACTCAAAAGTCAACAGACGGCGTGTTCTTGTGGCAACCTGGAATGAATGGCCCTGTCGCTAATACGATTAACGGTTTCCCATATGCATTATCAATTGACATGCCTAATGTCGCGGCCAACTCTTATAGTGTTGCGTTTGGTGATTTCCAACGCGGCTATGTAATTGTAGATCGTACCGGCGTTTCAATAATTCGGGATGATTTGACGGCGGCGGACAGTGCCATAGTTAAATTTACTATTCATCGTTGGTTAACGGGTCAAGTAGTTCAGGAAGAAGCTATTAAACTCATGAAAACCAAAGCATAATTCGGGGGACACTAACATGGATTATGATCTACACAACAACGTTGACGATCGCGTAGCCTTAGACGCTCAAGCGATCGCAACAAACACTACAACTGTCGGAAACATTATCGATACGTTGGGGTTTCGCTCACTTGAGTTTTTTATCCTTTCGAAAACGATTACCGACGGGGCTTACGCCATTAAGCTTGAAGAAGGCGAAGACGCGGCGTTATCTGATGCCGCCGACGTTCCCGCCGCCGATGTTCTCGGCGCGTTGACTGGTTTTGTTGCCGCCGATGATGACACCGTAAAACGTGTCGGATCGGTAGGTAAGAAACGGTACCAACGTTTAAGCATTGTATCAACCGGCGTTACTACCGGGGTCGATATCATGGGGGCCGTTGCGGTTCTTGGTGATCCGGTACGTGGACCGGTGGCACAATAAATACACCTCCCTAGGACCATTGGGGGTTTAATCACCCCCATTTTTTAGAGGCCGATATTATCATGAGTAAAATTCTAGTAAAATTCTATAAGCCCAAAAGATGGGCCGAACACCTTCCCACTTTACCGCAATTTGAAATAACCGAGCCCGGCCAAGAATTAGAGATTTCTTCAGAGCTCGCAAAAATTGTTGTCGGGACCAAACAAGGGGAGTACGTTTTACCGAAAGAAAAACCGAAAACCCCGGAAGAATTGAAAAAGGAAATGGAAGAAAAGGCCGCCGCTGATAAACAAAGGGATGACTTTGAAAAATCGGCAAAAAATAAAAAGGAAAAAGCCGATAAAGAGATGCGTGAAGCTATGGAGTTGGCGAATCAACAAGCGAAGTCAAAGGGAAAAGGCGCTAAATAATGACGGACTTGTATGAATTAACATCGGCGGGGGTGGATCCGGTTTTACTTGCCGAAATGAAATCATACTTAAAAGATCCGCCCGCCGTCGATGATACTTTTATAACCGGATTGATTACCGCCGCGACTCAATGGGGCGAAGATTACACGGGACATGAATTCCGGGCCAATACTTGGAAATTATTAATCGATTCCTTTCCAACTCGAATTAGTATTTGCCGGTCGCCGGTCGACACTATAACAAGTTTAAAACATTTAGTAAGTGATGTTTTAACATTGGTTCCGACCACTGATTATTATCTAAAAAAACTTCTTGATGGCGCCGAACTTCTTTTAGTTGACGGTAAAGCGTGGCCGACCGATACGGATATTAGAG